TTGATCTCCATGTAGCACTCATAGACCATGATCTGGCGCGCGCTCTGCTGCTGCTCTTCCAGACCACGGACGCCGATCATATCGTCCGTCTCCTGCCAACGCTCGATCTGCTCGGGCTCTTGAGAGAGCCACAACCGGTCAGTGTCTTGGAGGGCGGTGATGATGGCGCGGTCGTAGCCGGCCTTGATCAGCTGAGAAACGGTGCGCGGCTCACGGTGGAAGCAGAAATCCGAAGACTTCAAATCCTCCGACATAGGAGCCACACCGAATTGTTCGGGAGGAAGGACCTTAATGCGGACCTGAGAACGATCCTTAGGCACCCGCAGGCGGACGCGTTTGAACGTCTCGCTGTCGCTGCCTTTAGGCTCCACCTGCGTGATCTCTGCGCCGGGGTTCTGCGAGATAAAGGAGGACACCTCTGCGTAAGTGGTCTCGCTCAGGTCATAGAAGTTCGTCGTCTTCTTCTGCTCCCACCACACCTTAACGACACCCGCGCGACCGAGAAGGCCGTCGTCGATCGTGTCCTGCATGATCTGGAAGCCGGGGTTCTGGCGGAACAGGACGTGTGTGGCGTAGTCTGTTCGGACCTGCGCGGCCTGGGCATCCTCACCGTTCACTGGGGAGAAGCTGACCGGCTGGTTGTTCCCTGAGAATACCTCAAGGAGCTGGGCCTTCATGCTCTCGACCGCGTCCCAAACGTCATAAGACACATAGTTGGTGTCCCCCGCGTTCAGTTTGTAGGGACGCTCGCCGTTGTAGAACTTCATGACCAGCTCACGCTCTTTCGAGAGTTTACTTTCCGAGAAGCCTACCGCGAGACCGATCTGATTACTGAGCCGGGCGACTAAGGCTTCGTCTGCCTCGCTGTCTGCCATTACTCGATCCTTTCATACCACGCGTCGTGGTTTATGATGGGCGCATAGAAGCCCTCGTTGATGTGGTCGCAGAGGGCGAGCGCCATTACGGTGTCGTCGTGGCAGCCTTTCTCAGCCTCCATCGTGCCCTTGTCGGTGACGATGAATGACTGCATCTCGGCTAAGGTGGCCCTGTCGTAAATCTCGATATTCCCCTCACGCACGTTCGCGCGGAGCTTGTCGATGATCAGGGGTTTGCTTTTCTCGCTGGTGAAGAAACCAACGAAAGTGGTCTCGACGTCGGTGATCTTGTCCACGACGGTCTCTGTGTAAAAGTTCGGGTAGCCCTCATCCTTCTGGATCACCCGGTTGGTGAGGATGCCGTGGTTGTTCCGCTCGCAGACTATCAAGGCGTCGTTGAAGAGGCGGCCAATGTTTGCCAGCACAGTGCCGAAGTAATCTGGATCGGTGCGATCGGAGCGCCACACAGCGCACTGCCGGCGGTGGCTGTCGAACACCTGGGCGACCGAGAAGTCCTTCCGAACACCCGCGCCGACGTCCGCGCCAACGTAATATGTCTCAGCCTCATCTAGGGGCCGATAGCAGAGGAGGTCCCCTCGGGGGTCATTTTCCCAACGCTTTCCGAAGAGCGCCAAGCGGGCGATCGGCTCCCACCCGAGATCGCTGTCGGGAGACTTAGGGAACATCGCCTTGGCCTTGTTCCGCATCGCGTCGATCTTTTCGAGCTTGAACACGGGTCGCCCGGAGGTTAGGAACGATTCCTCAACATTCAGCGGATATTCCTGTTTGAACAGGTCCTCGCCCTTGCCGGCAATCTTCCTGCGCCGGAACATCAGTTGGCCGTCGTCAAGGCCGTATTGAGCGGCTAAATCAACTTCCTGCGGCGTTTTGCGGAAGTCTGCCGGCACTTCTGCCCGGTAAGAAGGCTCTATATACCATGGAAGGAAGACAAGCTCGAACTCACTCTCGCCGCTTATTGCGGCTTGGCATTGGTCATAGAAAGTGCCGCTCATACCATTCGAGGTGGACTCGATATAGACCTCGGTGCCCCGTGCGTCGGGGATTGCTTCCATCAGGCCGTTATAGTTGGCCAGCGCGGACCCTTTTGGCCAGTGCGCCAGCTCGGATAGGTGGGCGTGGGTGATCGTTTCTCCGCGCCCGATGCCGTCACCGCCCGCCGTGGCCACCATGTAGCCGGCGTCGATGTTGGCGAACTTCAGTTCCTTGCGGGACGAGTATTTCGTCTCAGGCCGAACAGCCTCAGGACACAGCTCGTAAAATCGCTGCGTCATGTCGAATAGGGATTGGGTGGACTCCGCCTTGTGCGTCACCACGATGGCCTTACGCGCCTGACCGGCGAGCGTTTGGGTGACCTGGGAAAAGAGACGGCCTCCCACGTATGTCGAGAGCCCCATCTGGCGGCCCTTAACGATGATGACGCGGACCCGCCCCTTCTCCCTGATCTGACGCTCGACCACCTCGTGGAGGCGGCGTTGGGCTTCATTCAGTCGGAAGGGGCGGATGCCGTTTTCTTTCGTCCTGATCTTTAGGACGTTCTCGGCGTAGTAAGCGAAGTCTTCATAAAGTCTGCGGCGCACTGCCAGGATAGATGCGGACATGCGCCTCCAGTTTTATGTTGAGGTCTGCTCCTGTGCGAGGAGAGCCAGGAAATCTTCAGCTTTCGAGACTTTCGCCTCGATCTTCTGCGCCGGCTTGGCCTTGCAGTAGGCCAGGACGGTATTCACCGCCGCCGTGCGCTCACGGGTTGTCTCGGTTGGGTTGAGCGCCGTCGCCATCACGACCTTCAGAGCGGCAACCGCCATCTCCTCATCGGTGGTGAGCGGCGCATCAATGACGCCCTGTTCAATTAGAGTTTCGATGGTCTTTGCTCCTTCGATAGTTGCCTCAGCGCGAGCCGCAGCGACTTCCTCGCCTCGGCCTGCCCAGCCATCGGGAACCCCACGGCGGGTCTTCATTGTTCCCGCTTCCCGCATGGCGCGCACACGTTCGCGCATCCCATCCCGACGTTTCTCGAAGCCTTCCAGGGTTCTCGGGTAGCCCCGAATGAGCCCCACAAGCTCGGGATACCAAACGCCCCGCGTGCGGTGCTTCGTCAGATAGTGCTTTTCCTTCGTCTTGACGCGGCCGGGACGTTTGATCTTTTCGGTCATTTTACATTCCCGGTGGGCGTTGCCCTGGAGCGCCCCCCATCGGAGGCTGCCCCATCGGCGGACGCGGAGGTTGAGCCATCATTGGAGCGCCTGGAGGTGCCCCACCCATCGGCGGGCCGCCCGGCATCGGAGGCGGAGGACCACCTGGGCCACCCGGCATCGGGGGCTTGGGCTGCATCTTCCGGCCGATCGCGGCCTTGGTGATGGTGTGCATAGTTTGGATGCCGGCTTGACCTTGGAGGGGGCCGTTGTGGGCGATGAGCGCCTGCCCCTGCTGCGGGGTGAAGGTCCCAGCCTGCGTCAAGCCGGCGATGGTTGAGTGGATGTCGTCGGTGTTCACCGGGACGCCCGCGTGGGCCGCTGCCATGGCGATATGAGATTTGAAGCTCATGTTCGGGTTGGGCGGCATCCCCTGAACGCCAGGAGGACCACCCACCGCGCCCCCGGTGGCAGCCGGCGGTGCTGAGGGCGAGCCCGCCATGCGGCTCATTACGCGGGCGGCAGATGCCTTGACGGCCCCTTTATGCGCAGCCTGAGAGGCAGCCGAAGAGGCCACGCCCTGGCCCTGGCCGGGGGTATGGTTCGTGGAGTCTTTCCACATATGCATTAACCTTTCGGGTGTCTCGGGCCGTGCGACATCATGCGGGCAGTGAAGAACTTCGCTGCCTTGGCGCGATGGTGGGCATCGGCAATCGTGTTGAGGTGGGTATCACGCGCTGCGGCCTTCGCTGCGACGTTCGCGGCGGGGTCTGAGGCGTGCGTGTTCAGGACGTCCTGAAGGCCGTTCGCGGTGGCCGTCTTGACGTCGGGAGGGAGATCGGAGGCGTTCACCCGGTCGATTTGCTTCATGGTGGTCGCTCGGGCGTTTTCGATGGCTCCCTGATATGCCAGGGGATTCGCCACGGGGCCGTTGTTGCCTTCAGGCGTATTGCCGGATGGAGCTTTCGAGTTAAGTTTGGCTTGGATCAGTTTCGCGGCTGCCGGGTCGATGCCGCCACCAGCTTCACCGTGAGCGATGAGCGCCGTGGCTGCGTCGGGGAAGGCTGCGCGGATGGCCGCGTGGACCGCGCCGCGCGTGTGCGCCGGGTTACCGTTGGCGAGGTAGCCTTCCAACTTGTTCGCGGTCATCGCCGGGGTATCGAGGCCCGGAGCGGAGGACGCCTGGGGGATACCGACAGAAGCGGCCACGGGATCGTTCAGGACGTTCGCTGGGGCCGGTGTAGCGGTTGGCGCGGGGGGTTGGGCCGGCGCGGGCTGCGGGGCCCTCAGCGGGTTGTTATTCCGATCCAGCGGAGTGTTGACCGGGACGAGATTGGGCCGAACACCCGTGATAGGGTCGGCCTGCCCGTCGGATGCCTGCGCCATGATGGATCGCGCGCCCTTCACGGCGTTGTTGAGGGTGGCATCCACGGCCGTATCGGAGACCAGCGGGTTGGCGGTGGGCGTCGTGGTGCCGGCCGTCAGCTTCGTTTGGTTCGAGAGAGCCGCCCTGTCCACGAGGTTCTGCGCCAGAACAGTGGGGTT